TCACAAGAAGAATTAGAACAAGTTGCTGGTATGGACGAGAACGGCATTGGAGGCAAGTTCTCTTTTGAGCCGCAAGTTGTAAATCAGAATGACTTCGAAGGTAAGTATCTCAAGGGCGCTGGTTATAAGAAAGTTCAGAAAGAAGTATGGTTTAAACTATTACGTACATTAGACCAAACGGGAACAGAAGTCAAGATAAATTCTGCATATCGTTCACCTAATTACAATAAAGGTAGAGGCGTATCTAAGTCTAAGCATATGACAGGACAAGCAATCGATGTACGAGTCGTTGGTGACTATACGAAGAGAGCAGAGTTTGTTGTTGCTGCCTCACGTGCTGGCTTTACTGGTATTGGTGTGTATAGTACATTCATTCACTTAGACATCGCTGGACGTAGAGCATGGGTAGCGGGTGAGCCTACTACGCCATCTGATTATCCAGTACCAAGAACACAGACAGCTAGATGGGTAGAGCTTGTTTCGAGACATGATCGTGACAAACATCGTTCAGTATAACATAAATAAAAGTAAAAGGCAAATTAAATGGCTAGTATAACACCTCTTACAAGACGTAGCGAGATCCATAGTGATTTCCATAAGGACTTGGCTCTATTACCTGGTCGTAATGATATCGCACGTAGAGTAAACGAGAACTCAGTCAAAGAAGCAATTAAGAATATACTACTCACTGATCGTGGAGAACGTCTCTTTCAGCCTCTTGTTGGTAGCGATATACGAGCATTGCTATTCGAGAACGTAAGTCCTGTTACGTCTATTATTATAAGAGACAGAATACAGTCAGCACTTGAAGCATACGAACCACGCTGTGGCTTAAAAGACGTAGAAGTATTAGGAGACATTGATTCGAATAGCGTAAGAATAAACGTTGTATTCTATGTCATAAATAATGAGACACCTCAAACACTTTCAATCGATATCGATAGGGTAAGATAATGGCAAATATATCACCAATACAAAACTTAGACTTCTTTGAAACGAAGTCCGCACTTAAGACTTATCTAAGCAATCAAGATAGGTTTGCTGACTACGACTTCGAAGGCTCTAACATGAATGTATTGCTTGACTTACTCGCATACAATACGTTCTATAATAACTACTATTATAACATGATGATTAGTGAGATGTTCCTTGACTCTGCTCAAGAGCGTAATAGTATGATATCACACGCAAAAGAATTAAACTATTTACCACGCTCACGCAGATCAGCTAAAGCAGTAGTGACATTTAATATCACTGCTACGCAATCAGGCAACTTCTTTGTAATTCCAAAAGATACGAAGATATCTGGCAAGTGCGGTAACAAGACATTTATCTTCTTGACAGAGAAAGCATATAGTGCTGTATCGGCAGATACTGCTACGAATGGACCACGAACATTTACTGTACAAGACGTAGAAGTATTTCAAGGTAGATTAATTACAGAAACACTTGACACATCGAACACAATACTATCTAATAACATGATAGACACTCGCTCATTATACGTAGAAGTCAATGGCGAAGAGTACGTATATAAGACAGACATATTTGGCATTACTGCTATTGATAAAGTTTTTTATCTCCAGCCAGAAGAAGATGAGAAATACTCTATACAGTTTGGACAAGACAAGTTCGGAAAACAGCCTACACCAGGTGATACCATTACAGCAAAGTATCGTATCTGTGCGGCAGAAGACGCAAACGGTGTTACCTCTATGACAAGTAATGGTCTGCCAGGTGCCGCTAATGTATCAATACAAATAACGACTCCTTCGAATGGCGGGCTCTCGGCGGAAACAACTGAGTCTATACGGGCGTTTGCTCCTAAGGCTCTTCAAGTACAAGAACGTGCTGTAACAACACGTGACTACGAAATTCTTCTACGTAATCGTTTTCCAAATATCGAAGCGATTTCAGTATATGGTGGAGACGAAGTAGATCCTCCTGAGTTTGGTAAGGTGATTATCTCTGTAGACGTTACTGGCGGCGAAGGGGCGGCGGACTTTGAGATTGCGTCATTCACTGAGTATCTAAAAGACAAGACACCATTGACTATCGAGCCAGTGTTCGTACCTGCGAAATTCTTGTTTGTTGATACTGTGGTAGATGTCGTATTCGATCCTAATAATACTACGAAATCTCCTGCCCAGATTCAAAGCGAAGTAAGTAGTGCTATTGAGTCATACTCTATTGATAGTCTTGCAGACTTTAATAAGACACTACGTCAGTCTCGTTTGGCGGCTACCCTAGATGCAGTAGACAATTCAATTATCTCTTCAAGTATCTTTGCATCGCCTATTATTCAGATTACACCTACTTTGAATATTGTAGTTAACCCTGCTTTCTCATATGAGACTGCACTTGTCAAGCCATATGCATATGATGCTACGACTGGCTTGTCTGGATTTACACCAGCTGTACGTACTACAAAGATGACTATCGAAGGTACACTTGTAACACTCCAAGACGATGGTGCTGGTAAGATGATGGCTGTGACTGCTTCGTCTGCCTCTCAATCAGTCTTTAAGCGTAGTGTTGGTACGATTGATTATACTACAGGTGCCATCAAGTTGTCAAATTTAATTATCGATTCATATGAAGGTAATGGTATTAAGTTCATTGCTAACTCTATAGCGAAAGATGTCAAGGCTCCAAAAGATCGTATTATTACAATACGTGGTGAAGACATTACTGTCAACGTAACTACAATAACGGAATAACGAATGCTCAATGTAAGAGATCATATTTCGCCAACGATTGCTGATCAGTTTCCTGATCTGTATCGGGAAGAAGGCGACTTTCTCGTAGAGTTTGTTAAGGCTTATTATGAGCATAACGAATCTATTATGGATCGGAATGTGCCTAAGCTCCGTGATGTTGATACGACTCTTGCGTCTTTTCTTGTATTCTTTAAGAAGAAATATCTTCAGTCTTTACCTATTGATACTGTAGTCGATACACGATTCATTATAAAACATATTCAAGACTTATACAAGCGAAAAGGTTCTGAAGAGAGTTTACGACTATTGTTCCGTATGTTCTTTGATGAAGACATTGAAGTCTTTTATCCTTCGACTGCTATTCTAAAACCTTCTGACTCTATATGGGGTGGGGCTGAGTATCTTGAACTTCGTGCAGTAACAGCAATTGATGGATATCCTATTCAGCGTGGTGACAAACTTAAGGGTGACGTATCGGGTGCGACAGCATTTGTAGATGATCTAATCTTTGTAAACTTCTCGGGTACGATATGTCCTATTGCTTATCTTTCTAACTCAGCAGGTAGATTTATATCTGACGATTCGATCTCTGTCACAAGACTAGGTGTAACTACAAGCTATGGTAAACTTGTTACTGGTTCTTTAAGTGATGTGATTGTGGTTCGAGGCACTGCTGTAGCTGGTCAAGAAGTTGGCGACATTATTACAATCGAATCAACTGGCTTAGATCAATTTGGTAATCCAGGTATTGGCGGAACAGGTACGAGTGCGACTGGTGTTGTGAGTGACATATCAACAACGACTACGGGCAAGATCGACTTTGTGAAAGAGAATGACGGATTTGGATACAGTGTCATTAATAATGATATCGATGTATCTATCTCTACTCAAGCATTGATCGTGGCTGGCTCTACTGCTGTATCATCTATTCAGCCTGGTCAACATATTGTTGCAGACGATGCTTCTTCTGGCACGGCAACGATCAATGGCGGCGGAAGAGTTGTGGCATATAATCACCCTCTACTTTACGTAAGATCGAATAGACAAGATCCAGATAGAAGCAGTACTGATCCCTCTGCAAGAGATACGAAAGCATCCTTTTTAGCTTTTGTTCAGGCTCAACTTGTACTTGCTGGTGCGGGTGACTCTACTGTAGATCCAAAGATGCTTGCAATATTTAACTCAGACCTTGATAACACTGGATATAGATTAGGCGATATAGACAATAGTGGATATAACTTTGTTACAAGTCGATATATTAATAGCGAAGATGCAACTATCTTTGCAAATTATATAAGTGGTAGTGCTACTACTGCACAGACAACATGGATTGAAGATAGACTATTGCCTGCTGTGTATTCAGACGGGTTTGGCTTTGAGTTTAATTCTCTTCCTTCTAGCGAGACTGTTGATATTACAGTCGGTAGTAATAATAGTGTTACAATAACCACGATTGCTGACTATAATGCGACTGCAAGTTTTAGAGTAGAAGGTATTAATAATCAAGAGTCAGTAAGTATTATCACAGACTTTATTGGTAACTTTGCTGATAAACCTCTTGCTGTTATTATTAATGCGACTGCTATGGTTAATCCAGGCATCTATGAAATTGAAACAGTAGGTACTACAGACTTTACTCAGCTTGGTTCGGCAGATAACAATATCGGTACACGATTTATTAAGAACAGCACTACTCCTACAGGCAGTGGTACAGTGACAGATGTTGTTGCTACTAACTATGGTATGAGTGGTACGCTTGTCAGTCAAGGCTTTAATGCAGAAACTTTAAACACGAGAATCAAAGATGCGTTTGAAGCGAAGTCTATTACGATTGGATCTATCGCAGGTATTGTTACTGAGAGTGAAGGTAATAATTATGTCAACGATGTGTTTAGTGAGATCGAATATATTGACGTTTCTAGATTTGATAGTCGTGATAGCATTCTCACATTCACTAACCCTAACTTCTTAATCGAAGTTGGCGAGATTGTTACGCAAGAAGTTCAAATCGAAGATCCAGATTTTGGAAATAATCCTGACGCTGACTTTGTGCCTGGCACTAATGATCAGTTTGTTCGTTATCAAGCAAAGGGCAAGTTCTTAAAGAGAGAAGGCAATGACTTCTACTTCCAGAAACTATCGTTCTATGACTTTGATGAAAACTATCCCATCTTTATTAAGAACAACCCGTATACTCTCAGTGGAACAAGACCAGATCCTAATTCGTTTGCTATGGGTAGAAATGCAATCATCTCTGGTAATGCTAGTTATGAGACTGGACAAATTGAAGACCTTGATATCACTAACACAGGATACAGATATGTTGATGGTGAAGTTGTTAACCTTAAAAATGAGTCTGAGCAATTAGTTGCAAAGGCAGTTATTCGAACACTTGGACCAGGTAAGACAGAAGGAAAGTGGAGTTCTACTACATCTTTCTTAAGCGACAACACTAAATACTTACATGATAATGATTATTATCAAGAGTATTCATATGAGATATCTTCTGTAATTGATCCTGAAAAGTATACACAGCTTATTAAGGACACAGTAGGAGTTGCGGGTACAAAAGTCTTCAGTTCCCCTCTCATAAATAGTACTAGTAATTTAGATAGTACGCTTGATGTCGAATTCCAAGTATGGAACTTGTCAAATGAGCCGTACATCACAGAAGGAACAGAAGAGAATATAATGACAGAAGGCAATTCATCTGAAGTATTAGTCACAGAACTTGTATCTCTCGATCAGACAGCAACAGATGCAGTAACAACATCGATAGGAAATTAAGGTAATATAATGGCAAAGATCATTACAGAAAATTTTAAAGTAGAGACGACCAAAGAAACGTTCTCTACTTTCGACAGTCCTAATTCATCGATTGCGGCAGATTTCTTGTCGGGGTTGGAAGCATATGTCGACCAGACTTCTGACGTTACTCTCACATCTAATCAGAGATCAGACATTCAAGATATCGTTGAGACTCAACTAAACACTTATACTCCAGAAAACTCTTATTACATTATGGGTTCTAGTGTTGATAAGCCAAATGTTATCACGAACACTCAGTACGAGAAGCGAGAGTTTCAGCGTAGAGTTATATTTGGTAACAAGATATCGAACTCTAATATTCGATATATGTTCTATAAGAATGCTTGGACTACAGGAACAGTTTATCAAGGATATGATGACAAAGTAGACTATACGACTCAAGCGTCTTTGAACACTAACGTAGTTACTGTGAGAAACACAGAAGGCGACTATGATGTGTTTAGATGCCTTGAAGCTAATGG